ACTTCAACGTCTGTACAAATCATTAAAAAAGTGATGGAAATCGAAAACGCCGCTATCTCGGTAGGTGTTACGGATTCCCGAGAAAATCCCACGGGACGGATCTTTTACGCTAAAGCCCGTCTTGGATGGCGCGAGAATGACAGTATCCAACAAATTGACGATAAACACGGCTCTAATAATAACGCGCTGCCGGTGTTCGATCTGCCAAAATTGCAATAATGCCGATTTTATGCGGTTTGTGGGGCTTTGCTCGGGTCAAGAAAATGCTCTTTTTCGTAACCCGGGCGCAGTCCTGAACATCATTTGACCGGGCAGGGGTCGCACCGTGGGCGAAATTCGGCGGGGTAAGCCCAATCTCGTTCCGCAAAAGGAGTGGTGTATACACTATGAAAAAGATGAAGAGAACAACAATAGAGATACGGAGATTCAAAGATAATCCCACGAGAGCAACAGTATGGATAAATGGTCAGCAGATACACGGAGTAAGGTCTGTGGAATATGAGCATAGTGCAGGGGAATTACCGACATTGACTATGGATTTAGGGGGAGTGAGGTTAGATAGTGTCCTAATGAACATAAAAGTGGATGAATTAGTGAGATTACAAATTAGATAGGTGTATACACTATGGCAAGCACGAAAACGAGGATAAAGCCAATAAGGATAGCGAATGAAACGGCAGATTACTTTGAGGGAAAGCCCTTAAATCGTATGGTTGAGGGACTATGCGAGTTGTTAGAGAGTGGAAAAATCACCTTTGACGGAGAAAATTTGAAAGTTGAGGGTGTATACACTGAAAAATCTGAAAAAAAATCTGGGCTTACGCCTAATAAGGATTTAGAAGAGATTGAATCAATGGCTAAATACTTTGGTATGTCTACAGAAGAGGTACTAAAGGGAATATATAATGGCCTGAATGACGGATATTTGACAGTTGAGGATGGAAAGATAGTTGGATTGCCGGAAGTAGACCTTGATAATCTCAAAGAAGCCTGTCACGAACGAGGGATAGGGATGCAAGAAGCGATAGACAAGACGGTAAAGAGTTTAAGGAGTGGGAAATGAAGATATATGTAATCACAAGTGGTGAGTATTCAGATTATCACATTTGCGCTGTTACAGACGATCCGAATAAAGCAGAGATTTTAAGAAAACAGTATACAGACAGGTGGGATGTACCCGAGATTGAGGAATGGGACACGGACGAACCTGTTAATAAGGGAGACAGCAAGTATTATAGCGTGGACTTTAACTCCAAAGGAGAAGCATATAGGGCGTATGAATCTTCCCCATATTCGAGTAAAAGCATTGAAACAATAGATGAATGGAATGTGGAATTATACGCTAAAGACGAAGAAACCGCAATCAAAATAGCGGCAGAGCGTAGGGCTAAATATCTGGCAGAGAAACAGGGAATATAGTTTACGGAGTGGGAAGTAAATGCTGATAAAGAAAATGAAATACAGTCTTACAGCGTATCATTGCCCTAATTGTGGGGGAATTGGCGATCCGAAGTTAGGAAAATGCCTTTATTGCGGTGGAAAATTCGTATATAAGCCGCCTCAGAAGAGGAAAGCAAGGATTTTAGTAGATGGATTACTAGATTATGTGTACTACGAGAACATTTTAGAGCTGGAAGTTGAGCAGCACCCGCTAAATGAATCCTATATTGATCCTAATGGATATATGCTTAATCGTCACGTAAGGACTGAGGGTGAAATCAGGTTTACTATTCCAGCGACATTCGAGGGCATTAAACGTACTACTCAGCTGAGAGAGAATTTTAACGCTTCGAGGAACGTCAGAATAGAGCTTTTAGATCAAGATTTAGCGTTTGAGACTAAGTGTTACTTAAGAGATTATAAAGTCGAGGTTCCAACGGCTTTATCAGTGGCGAGAAGCAATATAACGCTTATACAAGATGACGATATACGCCAATTTGACACGGTGGTTCCAGAGGGTTGTACCTGTCCTAACTGTGGGGCACCTATTAAGTCAAGATATGGTTGTTGCGATTATTGTGGCGGTTGGGTTGAATGGAGTTTTTGATACGGAGCGGTAAATGATAATTACTAATATAAATTTAACGGCAAACGAATTGGTTGAGCAGATGAATAAGGCGTATTCCGCACTTAAAGATGCAGAGATAGCTGACGAGATAGCTGACGAGGTTTTGATTGTTCATCCAAAGCACAAAGAACAGCTTAAAGACTTTATAAACGTTGATGGGATTAAATTCCCCGTTTTATATGCAAACTACATTGAAGAAGATAAGGCTTTTTTCATAGCAGACAAAGAATTAGCGAAGATTGCGAGGGAAGCGTATGGTGACAATCAAAGACTTGAATAGGATATTGGGGATAATGCACACAGTATACCCCTATGAAGATGAATACACGGAGATCAAGATAGAGCCGGATTTAAGGTCTACGGAAACGAACGTACACCTGCGAACCTATGATGCGGAGAGACAGACAATAATCACGTTAGAAAGAAGGGCAGAACATGAGTCTTAACACGTTAGAAAGGGAAATGTACTTCCGATTTCGCAATGAGATAGACAGTTATGTGCTTCCAATACTGATAGAAAATGGTGCGATATTTAGGCGAATCGAGGTCAGGAAACAATTAGTCGGGTATTTGATGGTAATTGACGGATATATAGACGGACTATTTGTATTACCCGGCTATCGGAGACAAGGATTAGGTAAGAAGGCGGTAATGGAGTATATACAGGAATACGGATTGCCTGAAAGACTGCATATTGTAAACACGAATAAAACCGCAAAGAAATTTTGGCATAGCATTTTTAATATGCGGATGTTGGAAACAAACGAAGTTGATACATTGTGGGAAATCGAAGGATTGAAATAAGGAGATTTGAAGATGAAAGTAATGCTTGATAAAGGCGCGTATATGCCGGAGAGAGGACACGACGGGGATGCGGGATTGGATTTAAGGACACCAAAATGGGTTGAAATACCTGCACACGGTTACGCAACGATAGATACAGGGGTACACATGCAGATTCCCTATGGATATTACGGGAAATTGGAGAGTAAATCAGGGTTAAACGTAAAACATTCGGTAGTTTCATTGGGTGGAGTGATAGATTTTGGTTATACCGGCTCCATTGTAGCGAAGCTATACAACCTATCCGACGTGAATTATTGCTTTGAACCCGGAGAAAAGATTGTGCAGATTATAATTCAGCCCTGCGAATACCCTGAATTGGAGCTTACAGACCATTTTGAAGAGACAGAAAGAGGCGACCGAGGTTTCGGCAGCACAGGAAAATAACTATGGCAAGTGAAGAACTTGTAAGCAAGTGGGAAAACTACAAAGAGGCCTTTAATGCGTGGTGTGATTACTACGAAAGCGACAAGGAAGAGGCAAAAAAGACCATAGATGCGATTCTGCAGGCTATGGTAGCGGCTACGAAGTGTGCTTTTGACGAAAAAGACCTGGAATATGGCAGAGAATTATGCGATTACACGATAGAAAGCATAGATAAGGCCATAAGCCTGTTTACAAACGGTACTTTTGCAGATTTAGAGAACTACGCACAAGAAAATAAGACATCATTTGACTACATAGAGTGGCATTATCAGGCATTAAAAACTGCGGCACCATATTTTGCGGATGATTTTAAACTCTATATCGAAAAAGACCGAAAGCGCAAGGATAGGTTCTATGAGCCGAGAAGAAAAACCCTCAAAAAAATATCAGACGCGGTACAACGGCTTGAAAATGACGAGTTAGACGTGCTTTTCATACATCAGCCGCCGAGAACGGGAAAATCCGGCGAACTAACAATGGATGTAGCGTGGCATTGTGCGAGAGATACAGAGAGTTCAAACCTTTATGTAACCTACAAAGAGGGATTAGGCGGTGCTTTTATCGACGGAGTATCGGAAATATACACTGATCCGACGTATAGGTTTGCAGATGTGTTTCCGAGGGTAAAAATCACGTCAACGGATGCCAAAAACAACAAAATGGACTTAGGTACTGACGCAAGACGCAAGAAAAAGTACAAAAGTCTATCGGGAAAAGGCTTAGAGTCAGGACTTAACGGTGAATACGATGCTTCGGGTTGGCTGATAATCGACGATCCGCTTGAAGGTGTCCAGGATGTAATGTCAAAAGAGGTCTTAAAGCGTAAGCAAGAGATTTTTGACAACAATGTTCTGTCCAGAGCAAAAGAGAAGTGCAAAATCATCCTTATGGGTACTATTTGGGACGAACATGACCTATTTTCGACCTATAAAGAGTTTTTGGAACTTCATAAAGGCGAGTTAAGGGTAGAAGAGATAAGAATACCGGCGCTTGATCCTGACACAGACGAATCAAACTTCGATTATGACTATGGAGTGGGATTTTCAACAGAGCATTACCGCAGAATACGATCAAAGCATGAATTAAACGATGATATGGTGGGATGGCTTGCACAGTATCAGCAGAGTCCTATACCGAGAATAGGAACGGTGTTTAATCCCGAACACATGAATTATTATACCGAACTTCCCGAGGGACAGCCTATCAAGGTAATAACCCACATAGATGTTGCAAGCGGCGGGGAGGACTATCTATCAATGCCTGTAGCGTACTATTACGAGGACGAAAACGGCGATTTGGTTGGATATATAGTGGATGTTGTGTTTGATAACTCAGAAAAACATATAACACAGCCACAAGTGGTAGCAAAAATCAAAAAACACCATATAAAGCAAGTCCATGTAGAATCTAACGCCGGTGGTGAGGGCTATGCAGATGATATTCAAAGGCTTTTAAGAGAAGAAAAATACAAGGATGTATGCAATATAACCACAGATTATGCACCTGTTACTAAACGTAAGCAGCAAAGAATATGGGATAACGCAGAAGAGATCAGAAAACTGTATTTTAAAGAGGCTACTCAGAGAGACACGCAATACAGAAAGTTTATGAATAATCTTTTCAGTTTTTCACTAAACATGAGAAAGCGCGCGCATGATGATGCTCCAGATTCGCTTTCAGGTCTTGTTGATTTTGAACGTGAGGGAAGCGGTGTATCAACGGCAGAGATTATGTCAAGTCTGTTTTAGGGGGCAATATGGCTTATTTAAAGGGGCAACCAAATAAAGAAAATGCCGTTGCATATTGTCATAACCCGATGCACAAAGGGTATTTATCGGTAAAAATCATCAGATGCCACAAGTGCCTGAATAAGCAATGCACATATTTGGAGATTTATGAAGATAAGCAATATTGGGTAGACCGAAAGCGTAAGAGAAACGACAAGAAACTAAAAGAATTTATAAAAAAGGACAACATAGAGAGGATAGGAGAGCATATAGCGAGGATCATTTATGAGAGTAGTTCACAAGAAATGGGCGATACAGATATTCGGGAACAGAATGACAATCTCGAATGAAGAGGGAAAGGTAGTCTATGAGGGTGTAAAGCCGGAAGAAGCATTATGTACGGTTGAGAGGTTAAAGGAACTGATAGAGGTAAAGCAAAAGGAGACAGGAAGTGTATAAGGGAAAATACTTGAGAAAATTCAATATAAGTCCAAAGAGATACAAGGAACTATGCGGATTCTGTGAGCAGTACCCGGAGTGGAAAGAGGAAATAAAGAATTATTCATTCAATAAGGGGATTTCCTACTCAGCGGAACCAAAAAGTAAAACAAATAACAAGTCTAACCCAACAGAGGACGCAGCCATAAGACTATCGGATAATATTTCTAACTGTGAACTTATTGAGAGGGTGGCAAAAGAAGCAGATCCCGAATTTTGGGTGGCAATCATAAAATCGGCTTGTTATGAGGTTTCTGTGACTTATCTGATAAGTTATGATAATTTATCACTTAGTAAATCGGCTTTTTACAACCGAAGAAGATACTTTTTCTATCTTTTGGATAAAGAAAAGGGTAAAAGGTAAAAAAGGTGGAATTTTGGCAATAATTTTCTTTTATACTATGTATAGTAGAAAAGCATAGAAGTAGGCTTGACTCATTTTTTCAATTCCTTCAAGTTAGAGCGTTACCGGGTTGGTGGCGCTCTTTTTAAGTGAAAAGGAGATACATTATGACACTTTTAGAGTTTATTTCGGCATTAAGTACCGATGATGTAAATATTTCTGTTGTGGATTCTACCACAGATAAGGCAATTATAACCTTTATTTCCCAGGGTTATGAGGGTGTGGAATCAGACCTTACCGCAAGACCTGTTGTATCGTGGTCACTTGTAGGCGCAGGAAAGATAACTGTGAAGATTAGAACAGCAGAAGAGCCTTAATGGAGACTGAAATATGCAATTTGGACGCAATATCATTTACACCGATGTTGAGAGTGTAACAAGTGAAAATGTAATACAGATTATCCAAAATGCACTTCCTTATTTCCAGGCAAACTCTTTCAAGTGTCAGGAATTACTTGATTTTGAAGCAGGCAATCAACCACTTACAAGGAAGAAAGTTGTAAGGCCTGATATTGACGTGCAGACGATTGATAATGTCGCCCACGAAATATCAGAGTTTAAAGAAGGCTATCATTGGGGCAATATTATTACATTTGTTCAGCGTGGAACAAAGGATAGTGGAAATTCCGAAGAGACAGATGCTATAGCACTACTCAATGAGGGATATTCAGCCGAAAATGCCGGAGCTAAACAATCTGAACTTGGCAGGTTTATAGAAATATGCGGAATAGGCTTTGTTTATGTAGATATTAAAACAGATTTTGCCGAGGGTGATTCCTACTTTCAGTATGAGACATTAAGCCCTTGTCATACGTTTGTGGTTAAATCCAGCAGATATGCAGATCATAGGAAGATGTTAGGCGTATCAAGACGCATTGATGATAACGGGGTAGAACATTATACCGCATTTTCTAAGGATAGAAGATTTGAAGTTACCTCAATGAAAGTCGAGAATGGTACAGAGACTAAAACTGTGTGGGGGCAGACAGAGAGAAGTGGGGAATACAATCCGCTTGGAATGATACCAATTATCGAGTATGAGCGTTCTAAAGACCGAATGGGAGTATTTGAGCGTGAAATCCCCGAGATGAACAGGCTTAATCTTCTTTTATCGGATATAGGCAATGATGTAGACCAAGAATGTCAACAGATTTGGCACGCTAACGACGTTGAATTTCCTCACAAAAAGGATGCAGAGGGCAACCCTACCGACGAGATTGAGAAACCAAAGTCAAATGATTGGGTACGGACTAAAACGACAAGGGACGGCAAGACTCCGTTTATAAAGCCGTTGGGTTCGGCTTACGATTATAACGGGCTTAACAACACCTATTTAACCGCAAGGGCACTTATATTACAGAGATGTTATACACCTTGTCGTAATGATGATTCAGGTGGCTCAACGGGTGTTGCAATGAGTGACGCGACAGGTTGGAGCGCTGCGGAGCAAGTTGCTTGTAAACAACAGCTTCTTACAGAGGGTTCAAAAATGGAAGAAGTTAAAGTTGTTTTAAGGGCAATAAACAAAAACCCTAATCTTCCGTCAGATAGTCCGCTTTTAAAACTGCGTTATATGGACGTAAAGCCAAATATTACAAGGCAGAAAACTTATGAAATGACAGTCAAAACAACTGCACTTGCTACCTTAATCAGTCACGGAGTAAACGGACTTCACGCATTAAAGTCCGTGAATTTCTTCGATGATGTGGCACAGGTATGGGCTGATAGTAAAGACCTTATTGAACAGTATCAACAGAGTTCTTTTGGCATTGAGGAAGTTAAACCACAGTCCGGTGATCCTGTAAATCAGATAGGCAATAGTCCTCTTATAGACGGAATGAACACAGATGGCAATACGAACTCTTGATGAACTGAATAATGTGTCTGTATCGCCAGAGAGATACTTTGGCGATATGGACTTGACCGATAGTCAGATAGAAGAACGGTTAAGGTTCACTGATGAGGCGTATGAGGCTATTCTTGATTCAATGTATGAGATTGATACATACAAAGAGTTTGGTGCGATAGATTATGACGCGATCAGACGCAGGCTTGATGACAGAATGGCGGCCATAATCGCCGGATATGTTGTTCTTGATGAATATTTAAAGCAATATTGTTCAGATTATGCAGAAAACTTTATTGACGCAACACAAAGAAACATTGATAAGGAATGGTATTTATCCGAGGATAGAGCCTTATTTAATGCCGAGAACAGCGCAAACGATACAATTAACTATAAGGACTATAAAAGAGCCATAGAAAGCGGATTTACCCACAAGAAATGGGTAACAGAGCGTGACAACAAAGTAAGAGAGACACATAGATTGGTGAAAAAACAAGCTATTCCTATTAGAGATTACTTTGTTGTAGGAAATACTTTAATGAGATTTCCGAAAGACTATGATCTTGCGTATGACAGTCCAGAGGAACTTGTGAATTGCAGATGTGTAGTCAAATATTTAAGAAAATAGCCACCTTTTAGGTGGTTTTTTATATTGGCAAGGAAAAGCCATAAACCCCGTAGGGAAACGTAATCGCAAACGATAGAGAAAATCGGTAAAAAGAACATTGTCGTGCAGACATAAAATGCAGAAAGGAAATTAAATATGGCAGAAGAGACAAAGAACACCGAAACTCCCGGAACTGAGGGTACAAAACCCGAAGAGAAAAAGACCGAAGAAAAGAAGCCGGAGACTAAGGAACCTACTATTCAGGATCTTATGAATGAGGTTGCAAAGTTGAAGAGGGAAAAAGACAAGGCTTCATCCGAAGCAGCGGAGTTTAAAAAGAAGTACCGCGAATCTTTATCTGAGGTTGAAAAGGCTTCTGAGGAAAAGGCTGAGAAAGAGGCCCAGAGGGAAGAACAGTTCCAACAGCTTATGCGTGAGAACACTATCAATAAGATCGAGAAGAGTTATCTTGCGATGGGCTGGACAGCAGAAGAAGCATCAAAGGTTGCTATCGCAGAGGCAGATAATGATTTTGACGCAAAGGTTAAGATCATGAAAGAGGTTGATGAACGCAAGAAAAAGGAGTATGAGGCGGCTTTTCTTGCTTCAAGACCTGAATTAAATGCAGGCACCGGCAACGGTAAAACATACACCAAGGAGCAGTTCAGTAAGATGTCTCCTGTCGAACTTACAAAACTGAAACGTGAGAACGAAGCTGAATATAACAGGCTTATTTCTCTATAAACAAAGCACCGACTATCCGCTTAGAGGATAGCCGCTAACCCACAAAAGATATGGGTAGAAAGGACTTTAAAATGGCAGCAGGCGTAAATGCAACACTTTTAGCAAACCTTGTTGATCCCGAGGTTCTTGCCGATTTTATTGACAGCAAGCTCGTAGACAACATCACACTTGCACCCCTCGCAACTATCGACAACACCCTTGTAGGAAAGCCCGGAGACGAGATTACTCTTCCTTCATTCGGCTATATCGGTGATGCGGTTGCAGTAGGTGAGGGACAGGACATTCCTATTTCACAGCTTACCACAAGCACAACCAAGGTTAAGGTTTCTAAGATCGGTAAGGCAGTTGAGATTTCCGACGAGGCAATTCTCGCAGGTGCCGGAGATGTAGCAAATGAGGCAGTTAAGCAGATTGTTACCGCTATCGGTAGCGGAGTTGATTCAGCACTTCTTCGTGACGTAAACAACAGAGCAACCAAGACCGCAACAATCGCAGCAGCAACAGACGCATCTGAGGGTATTGCAGATGCACTTACCGAGTTCGGAGAGGACATCGACGGAGCAAAGGCAATCCTTGTTACTCCCGCTTTCTATGCAAGACTTCGTAAGTCAAAGAATTGGATTCCTAACACTAAGATCCATGCAGACATTATCATCCGCGGTACTGTTGGTATGGTACATGGATGCCAGATTGTACCTTCTAACAGAGTAAAGTCTCACGACGAGTACAACAAGACCACCGATACTTCCGTTGTTTCCGGCAAGACTTACTACACCTATGCGGCAGGCGTATACACCAGAGTAACAGAGCCTTCCACAGCAGGGCTTCCTACATACTACGAGAAAACTACCGTTGGAGATTCAGCGTACATCATCAAGCCCGGCGCACTTCGTATCTATCACAAGAGAAACACTCTTGTAGAGTTTGATCGTGACATCCTTGCTGAAATGAACTACATCAAGGGTAGCAACATTTTCGCACCTTATCTTTATGACGCTAACAAGCTCATTAAGATCGCTACTCCTACATCATAAGGGGGTGTCCTTATGGGTATGATGACAAGACGAAATATTAAGGCGAGGGTGGCTTCGGCTGCCCCCGCTGTTGTTGAGAATAAGGTTGAGAAACCTGCAGAGGTTAGCCTTAATGATAGGGTTAAATCAAGCGGACTTTCAAAAACCGAAATCAACAGGATGTCAACAGCAGAATTACAGGAACTTGCCAAAGACTTTGGCGTAGCAGATGCCGAGGAAATGAGCGGAAACCAGATCAAGAAGTTGCTTAATGGGGCAATGGAGGATTGATATGTACGAAGCGTTACAAACTGAAATCATTGACGATCTCAAAATTGAATTACAGAACGAAGAGGGTTTCAGCGAGGAACTTCTTACAATAAAGGTTAAAAGCGCAATCCGT